TTCATGCTTTGTATGAGTGATAACAATACGGTTTCTGCCGAGACCAAGTTCACGCTTGACCCAATCAGTTTTGCCCTTCTTTGAGTTGGGACCCATCGGGCCCGTACAAATTGTTGGGCGGTAACACTCAATATGTTCCCACAACTCACGACCGCCAGGCATCCAGTCTAAGCTGGCCCACCAAGAGCGATTGTCGGAAATGAGAGTGTACATGAGGCTACGAACCTTTTTCTTTAACTGAGGGGAGGTCTTGCCTACATTGTCAAAGCAAACGGGATTGCCCACGAGCCCAGCATCCAGGTCACCGTCAAGCTCTTGGACTGCTTTTTTTATTGCCTTGTAGAACTTTGGACTACGTTCTTTGTATCGGTTTGGTGCCGCTGCGGCCTGTTCGATTGTCTCATTCATATGAGACACAACGCCACCCATGAAGTTAACAAGGACTCCATCCAGGTCACAGAATACTCTGAGTTTATTTCGGTCTATCTTCATCATTGAACGTTTCTACTAGGTTTGCCCACTGTGCTACAGCAACCCCTTCTACAGAGTCATCGCCACCAACACCTAACCATAGTTTAGTATCTGAGTGGTCATGATTGTAATTGCCACCAGAAGCCTTGTTGAGAATATGAACCAGTTCATGAATTGCAGGTTGTGCCCTATCAATCGTTGTCTTCATATGTTTGCTGCGAATTACTGCAATTGGAGTCCGCTTGGTGCCGAACATACCCACTACACTAGTGCTGTAGGCTGCTGTTCCTTTTGACCAGGCCTGCCACCATGAAGCGTTTCCTGTTTCATAGTTTTGATCGGTCTGATATAAGAATACTACACGATCTTCACCAGCTTTTTGAACTCCTTTTTTACTAAAAGCCGATTCGGTTGCTGCGATAGCTGCTGCACACTTTTTTGCAAGTTCTACTGCATCAATTTTAGTGCCGTCGACCAGCCAAGCGGTTACCTCCGAGGTGTCCTTGTCCCTAATTACCGCAATGTCATTATCAACGATGACGATTGCCTTGTTTCCAGCAATTTCTGCTTCTACCCTATGCCCTTCAGGCAGTTTAGGACCCTTCACTATTTTTACAATGACAAAGATGCCCAGGGCCAAAAAAGCCACTAACGTTACAATTAAAATGATCAAACCTTCCATAGTCTTCTCCCTTTGTTGATAAGTAGAGCAACGAATAAAAGAAAAGGCGGCCAGAGCTGGCCGCCTTTCCTGAGTTTCATTTTAAGCTTAGCGAAGTGTATCCATCGAAAGCGCTTCTTCGACAAGCTCCTGACAAAGTTCGTCGATCTCCTCTGTCCGAGGCTTCTCAGGAAGTGTTGACGCATCGTAGAGTGCCTGCATCTCACTTTCCTGCTTGTCGGCCCACTCGATTAGTTCGTCGTAGCTCCAGGCACCATTTCGGATAGCCAGAAGCTCCTCAGCATCGGGGCGGCGAACATTCACTGTGCCGTCTGTGAGGATCTCACGACACATCCTCATAAGTCGAACAAGGTGCCCCGCATGCTTGGTATCAAAACCAAAGTCAGCCTCAAGCGCCGCTCGCTTCTTGTTGCGGTTCCGCTTCCAACCCTCGTATTGCTTCCACTCACGGTGTGCACCCTGATACTTCTGTTCCTGACAGAACAGGTGCATAACACTGTCATCAAGCTTGATGTTTTGTTCGATCAACTTTTCGGTCGCACCCAACTCGCTTGCTGAGAGCTTACATTCCGTAGGCAGCCCGAACTCTTCACGTGTAGGCTTGTGCGTGGGAGGCTCTAAAAGCCAACGCTTGTGACCCTTGATCCGCTTCAGCTGCTGATGGGCATATCCGCTAAAAGTGAATTTGGCTTTCTTGCTCAAAAACATCTCACGGTGGTCGTAGAGCTTTCGGTACAGCGAAGTTTCAACAATCCAATCCTCGGGGTCAGTAAACAAAACTTCGATGATGTTGGGGTTGGTCTGGCTTGCAAGCTTCATGAACTTGCGGAGACCATAAACGACCATATCATAAGGGTCATTTCCCTCGACCTGCTCGAAAGTGTTGCGAAGGCCATGGAAGTACTCCTTCGGCGGGATGCAGAGACCCTTGATGTCGATGTCCGACGTTGGCATCGATGTGCCATATGCTCTACTGCCGTGCACTGTCATAAAGATGGTGCGCTTCTCAAGCCAGGGGCAAGCCCCGTTGTAGCCCTCGAAAGGGTCAAATGTCCATTTCTTGGTCATGTTTTGCTCGCTTCCTTAGGAGAATGAAAGACAGGTTTAAAAACTGTAGTTGATATGGCTGTTCAGCCCGATGGCATATGGCATTAGGACGGCGACCTTCTTACCGTCTTCAAACAAGATACCTTGTCGAAGGACCAAGTGTGATGCATCCTTGAAATTCATGCTTTGCCGCATGTCTTCCGAACAACCTAGGTAAATATCACCCAGGCTACACTCAGGGTTTGCAGGAACAAACATGGCCTGGTACCGTGCTGGGGAGTTAAAACTGCCGTCTTTTTTCAGCCACATAACAGAAATGTCAGTATTGTACACTTTTTTTGTCTTGGTCATACCTCATTATGACATATTCAGGGAGTTTATGAACCTCTTTTAGATTATTCTTCGGGTTTTTCTTTGTTGGCTTTCTCTTTCTGGAGTCCGAGTAAGCCGTAACCAACAATGTCCCCATATGGGTTTTCACCGAAAGCGTCCTTTTTGGTGGCAATCCGTTTCATCTTGTCAAAGATGCGTACCACACAAAGCATGTCAGTGTACTTCTCGGGTGGCACTCCGTTAGGATAGAGAAGTTTCAGAAATTCCCCTGCGTCCCTAAACGAACTCCCGTAAGCCTTGTCTTTCTCGTCAACAAGCGCTCCTACTGTTTTTCCTAAATCTTCGAACTTGCCCATTCTCTTCCTGCCTTTCTCTGGGTGAGTGTAGCATGGCTTGAATCTACTTGAAATGCAATTCGACACGCTATTTACAACAAATGGCATTTCTAATGTCGATAACTGGAAGACCGTTAGATGGGTTGTCATAAAAAAGTTGGCGAAAAGCATGTGAAGATCAAAGATGAGATCTCAGGTTATGACAAGGATGTCCTAATCAAAACATACCGACTCCCTAGCGGGGTCCTCGAAAACTTCTTTGTTGATGATAACAACGATTCAGTCCAAATACTAGCTATCTGTGAAGATGGTATGGTGCTCACTGTGAAACAGTTCCGTCCTGGCCTTGAGAAGGACTGTGTAGAGCTTCCAGGCGGCGGTTTGGAGCCTGGCGAAGATCCAAAAGAAGCGGCCGTTAGGGAACTTATAGAAGAAACTGGATTCCAAAGCGGAACCATGACTTTCCTTGGAAAGGTTCCATACAGCCCTTACTCAACAGGATTTCGATATATGTTTGTCGCTGATGGTTGTGAACGTGTTAGCCGCTTGAACCTGGACGAGAATGAATTCCTAAAGGTCATCAAATGGCCAATGGAAAGGTTCCGTGAAGAGATCAAAAAAGGAGGTATCAGGGGAACTGATTGCGCCTATGCTGGCCTGGACCAACTAAACCTACTTTAGTCGTCTATTGGTTGTCCTTCTAGGATCTTAACACGAATTACAGTTCTAAGGCTTGTGTGTTCCAATTCAGTAAGTCGTGTATCAGTGGCTGATTGCCAGTCACGACGGTTCTCATTCACATCTTCTCTGAGACTTAGGATCTGTTGCCTTAGGCTCGTTGTCTCCCTCGTCTGGAGTTCAATTTGGTAACGTGTCTCAGCCTTAAACACAAAATACCCGACTACTATTGTGCCTAAAGTTACTACAATTGGTAACCAGGTTTTGGTTATAGAGGCTATTTTATCTAGCGTAAGTGGTGATTCTTTTTTACCGTCTGGCATAACATTCGTAAGTAGTGTCACGAATATCAGGAATCTTCTTCACCTGAATCTGGCCTGGTAACAACTCTATCCGAACTTCCACTGCTGTAAGTGTAATCCAGGAAAAACAATAGATCAGATGGTAACGTCATCGGTTGGACTGATACCATCTCGTTGACAAAATTACTTGGGAAGATTCGTCTGGAGAATGGGAAGGTGCGACTAGACTTGTATCTGGCAATCAGCTTACGGAAGCCTTTCACCGTCAACTTTAGTTCGTCGCAATCATTCATATTGCCTTGGCCCAACCTCGACTCCTGCCTGTAGAATCAGTGTAATTTTGAGGTCTCATTTTGTATGGCCTACGTAAATCTTCGAAGTTTACTTGGCACAACTGCTCTTTGTTTACCAGACATGGCTCGGACATCGGGTGTGTTATGGTGAGCCCCCTTTGAAGGAACCTGTGAACCACCACCCTTGTTAACTTCAACAGCTTTACGGATTTCCTTGTCAATTCTTTCGATGAGCCAACGTCGGTACC